ACTGAATTTGCAGTATTATTGTATAGCAAACTTCAAAAGAAATTAAATAAAAAAAGAATTTATGAAATTATTCAAGAAGCAGTAGAAATTGAGAAAGAGTTTATTACTGAATCTATTCCTTGTAGAATGATTGGAATGAATGCTAAGTTAATGTGTCAATATATTGAATTTGTAGCTGACCGTTTAGTTCTTCAATTAGGATACGATAAAATTTATAATTCTAGTAATCCTTTTGATTTTATGGAATTAATTAGCATTGAATCTAAAGTTAATTTCTTTGAACGCACAAATGCTGAATATGCTTTGGCTAATAAAACAGTTGATGGAGATGTATTTGAATTTAATGCTGACTTTTAATCTATTCATAATATCTAAATGCTATATTTTTCCAATAGCCTTGTTCGTTTTTTCCATATGTTTCATTCATTAACTTATATAAATCATCTTTTGTACATTTTATTTCCCTTTTTGTCTCACTGTAATAACAACTAGATACATAAGATTCTATTTCTCTCTTATGTATTTTCCTACCAGGTCTTCTTTCAAATGATAATTCTACTATTTCTTTTAAGAATTCATTTGGATGTTTTTTTTTCTGCTTGAGATCTAGAGTTTTAACTTCATTCATATCCATAATTTTGTTATATGAATGAAACAATACATAGTTTTATCAATTTTCTATTATTTCATCATTTGGAATTAATATATTTTCAACTGGTTGATTTCTTTGAAAAGCTAAGTTATCCAAAATGTAATCTAAATCCAATATAGGTGCCGCATAATGTTTTTCCTTCACATGATGATGTGTAATATGTTTTTTTGGTGATACTAAGTAATTAGCGTATTTTATTTTTTCTAATTCCATGCAATGAATAACTAAATTAAAAAACGATATGCATCCTATTCCTATATTAAAAGCTAATTCTGAAGGTTGCAGTAATATGGCGCCTACTATAAATGGTAATAAATAAGCAATAAAAAATTCTTGAATACTCACTGCGTTGCCAATACTTGGTATTAATACATCATCAAATTTATGATGAAAAGTATGAAATTTATAAAAGTGTTTATTTGTATGCATAAGGTGATGAGCAATATAATATCCAACACCATGAATAAAAATAATACCTACACTATCTAAAACATAAAAGGTTGTATTATGACTAATTAGGAATATGTCAAGAAAAGTATAAACTATTGGTCCTATTAAAATTAAATTAATTTCACATGCTCTTAAACCTTGGTCTAATAATAATGGTTTTTTCTTATCTAACTCTTGATAACTGGTAAAAGCAATTGTATAGTCTGCTATTCTCCCTATAGTATATACTGTAGAACCCAAAACGATTCCTTTTATATAAGAAAATACAAACATCTTATATAAAAAATATATAATTTTCTTTAATTATTTTTGTAAATATCTAATGTTCTTGCACTAGAATCTGTTGCATCTGTGTATTTAGGCATCCAGAAATAGGGTATATTTTCACCTAAACCTTTATAATGCTGTTCAAAGGTTTTTCTATAATAATATTCTTCTGCAGTTTTTGGATAATTATGTTCTTTTAAACTATTCATTTTCTTGTCACAAATAGTAGCCGTTTTATACATAGTATCTAAATTCGCAGAAATTTCAGGATATTTTACTAATTCATTTTTTACAAAATCGTCATAACAAGATTCTTTCATAATTGAATATAATGATCTTGATGTCTCAGAAACACCGTCACTAAATGCTTCTTTTTTTCTAAACAAAATTTCATCAGGAAGTAACTGTTTTTCATATAACTTTAAATATTTTGAACTAAAAGCATCTCTAATTAAATGCTTCTCTTGCTTTTCTCCATGTTGATTCCATCTTATTTCAGGTGGAATAGATAAATAATACAATGTAAATGCTCTATCTAAAAATGGCGTTCTAGGTTCTAAACCATGAGAGGATATACATCTATCTGACCTTAAAACATCAAAATAATTAATGTTTGTTAATAGTCTTTTACATTCTTTATCAAACTCTAAACAATCTGACGCTAGAGAAGTGTATAGATATCCACCCATAAGTTCATCTGCACCATCCCCATTAAATATAACCTTTGCTTCACTATTTTTTGAAATATATTGTCCAATTAACCAATTTCCAATACTCGCTCTCACAGTAGTTGTATCATAACTTTCTATATCATGGATTACACTTTTTACATTTTTAAAAAAGTCGCTCTCTTCTAAAATAATTTCTGTATGTTTTGTTCCCAAATAATCTGCAACTATTTTAGCTTTACATAAATCAGTAGAATCTTTAACACCAATACTATATGTTTCTAATGTAGGTAACTCGTGTTTTTTATGAAATTCATTCACAATACTTGCAACTAGACTACTATCTAAACCTCCTGATAAAAGACAAGCAATAGGTCTATCCGTAGTTTCACAACGCTTATAAACTGCATCAATAAAGTATTTTTGAATATTCATCATAATATTTTCATAACTTTCGCCTACTATTTGATTGCTTAGACCAAAACTAAAATATCTTACATTTTCTTTTACTGGTTCCCATGAACTATTAACTTTAAAACTTAATTCAAATTCTGAATATGTTCCTGGCTCAAATTGATGAATATTATACTTTAATTCATTTTTAATGTTTTTTTTATCTGATAATTGAGAATATAAAACCGATAATGATTTTAATTCACTTGCAAAACCTATTAAGTTATCTTTCTTGGTAGTTTCAAATATCATACTTAATCCATCTTTTTCAGTAATTAATCTCTGTGTTTGATTTGAACTCAACATAAATAATGGACGAACACCATAAGGATCTCTTGCTATATATATTTTGCTTTTTTCTAACATTAAACGAAAGTCAATAAGAATAAAAGAATATACTCCGTCAAGTAATCGTAGTGTTTGCTCAATTCCATATCTTAAATATAAATGTATAATTATTTCACAATCGGAATCTGTTTCATTAATTGCTTCGCTATCAATTAATTTATATAATTTTTTATAATTGTATATTTCGCCGTTACAAATTAGAGCAACATCATTTAAAATAATTGGCTGATTAGACTCTGTATTTAAACCATTAATAGCAAGCCTATGAAAACCAAATATACATTTTATCATGATACTCTTTAAAGTAGAAAATTCAGGACCACGATTCTTTCCTTTCTGAAATCCTTCTTCAATTTTATCATAACTAAATTCTCCATTATAATTTAGAAGACAAAATATACCACACATTAATATTTTTTATATATTTCTCTTTAAGTTTTTTTATGAATGTATTCCATAGAGGAATGTTTAAATTTCTAGATAATACACCCGGAGCAGAAAAAAAAGAAAAGAATGGCAAAAAAGAAAAGTTTTTTGATAATTTTAGCAAGAATAAAGAAGAAAAAGAAGAAGATGTGCAAGTAGAAGGTTTTAGTCTTATGGGAGATTCTTTGAATGTTTCTGAATTTATGACAAACAAAGTAGAAAATTTTGATTTAGAATCTACAAAGGACACTGTTAAAGGTGGTATGGATAATCTTCTTGCTTTCTTACCTAAACAAAAAGAAGGTATGGCCACACTTAAGAAAAATACTGAGGGAATGAAAAATATTTTAAAGAAAAAAGAGGGCATGAAAAATAAAAAAGAAGGTATGGGTCATAAAAAAGAAGGTATGTCTGGAATTCTTAACTACAAAAAAGAAGAAAAAGAGGACGACCTTGATAACATTGAGGATTTAGAGGAAGAATTAGAAGGTATGCGTAACATGAATATGGATAGAAATACTCAAGTATTTGCTGGAGGTTTAACTATTATTGCATTATTGCTTTTAGTTAAATTCATGCATGCTAAGAAATAAATTAAAATTTATATAAAAATTATATAAATTTTGTGCTTTTTACTACAACAGGGAATCGAACCCCGGACACCTGCTTGGAAGGCGGGCATTTTACCACTAAACTATTGTAGTTTTAAAAATATAAATTATAAAAATAAATATTTTTATGATTTTAAACTAATTTATTTAAGGAGAAAAACGCTTGTAAATTTCTAAAGCAACTAATGCTCCAAATACTTGTGCTACAATATAAGGGACTAACTCAACAGACTTAATCTTTCCAGCGGCAGCCATAGCAAATGATACAGCAGGGTTAATATGACCACCAGATATGTTAGAAGCTAGCAAAATGATTAATGCTAAAGCAGCACCAATAGCTAAAGGATTACCAGTAGCAAGAATAACATAAACAAAGACAAGGGTTCCTAAAAACTCAACTAAATACTTTTGCATATTTATAAATTAAGGCTACAAAAAAATATTACGCCTTCAAACATTTAAAACGCAGAACTTAATTTAATTTTTCCTGAACAATTTTATTCATATTATGATTTTTATTTATAAATAGCATATCCACTTGCATATTAAAATCATTTATATAATGATTATCAACTATATCAAAAGGAATAAATCCAATATTATCCATAAATTGTATATGTTCTAAAAAATTTGGAACACCTTCATTATATTTTCCGAATAAAGGCATTTCTATAACTATAAAATCAGTTCTACTTAATATGGAATTAGAACCTTTTAATATTGGTATTTCTGCTCCTTGACAATCTATCTTCATAAATATATTTTTCTTATCCTTTAAAATATTATCTCTTTCTATAACTGAGTTTAAATCTATTGTTGTTCTTCTAATTGGCTTTGTTTCAGTAAAATGTTTAGATAATTCTCTAAAGAAAGAATCTCCTGTGTTTCTTCCTTCATACCAATCTACTTCTTCTTTCTTATCATTTAATAATTCATTACTAACATATATACTTGGATGATTGCGAAATCTGTTTAATTCTTTATAATCAATACCTTCAAATAAATAATATTTTGAATTTGGATAAATTTTGGCCATACTTATTGTCCATGTTCCATGATGTGCACCTATATCTAATATAGCGTCTGGACAATATCCCATATTTTTCAGATTATTAATACGATTAAACATATCGTATTAATATCAGTTAGTTTTTATATACAAAACATACAAATAATATAAATTTTTTAAAATACAGGTCTATTACTTGGGCTAGCTGCAATTTTCGGAGGAGGAACATATCCACCATTTCTTACTCTTCTTTTGGCAGAATCAACTGTATTTACATTATTATTACTGGTAAAAGACATTGTATTTTTAGAAGCATTTAATGAACCATTTCCAACTGCATTAGCTTTTCTTTTTGCTACTACAGAAGATGAATCGCGGTTTCCTGTATATTTCTTTTGTAAGTTTTGAGTAACTGTATTAGCTGTTTCAGGATTTGTTTGAAAATAGTTTCTTCTATTCATAGAAAATGTATTTTCATTTGAACTAGTGCTATCTTTAAGAGGCATTGCCGCTACACCAGACATTTGATTATTTTGAATTGTTTTAATCATACGAAACATTTATAAAGAACTTATATACTTTATAAATAGAAATGTTTATGCTAAATTATTTAATATCATCGTAATTTCTTACAACAGCTCTCTGCTTCTTATATCTAATGTAATCAGAAGAATCAGCAACAAATTTTACATTTGTTGAAGCAGCAGCTATTCCTGTTCCATCACATGATGATAATATTCCACCCATACGATTAGCTAATCCAGGTTTGGCTGATTTTAATTGATTAGGACCATCGCAAATATAATTTTCACGAGCTAAAAAATCACCAGAATTATTTACTGCACGGAAAGGAGTTACCACTCTATTTCTTCCATTAATTAATCCTACAGCATTTTCATTATTCCAAGCACTTCTAATAAGCTTTCTTGATAAAGCATCTGTGCTATCTGTTTTCTTTGCATTTGTTTGTCTATTTGATAAAACTACCATTATATATACTACAAATATATTTATGTTATACCTAAATATTAAATATATATATTTATTGTAAATATGAATAATGAAAACTTAGAAGACATTACATTAGAACTTTTAATTAATAAAAAAGGAGCACAGAAATTAAAAACTAAGAAAATGGATCATGAAATTATGTTTGATTTAGATTTAGAAACCTATAAACAAGATATTATGGATATATTTCAACATTTAATAGATGAAACTAAAAATAATATTCATCCTGATGTAAAAGAACAATTTATTAAATTTTGTAAAGCAGCTATCACTCATATACAAAATAAAGAAGTATTTGATTCTAACCCATTTGTAAGTGAAGAAGATGATACAAATATAAAAGAGGTACAAACTGAAAGTATTCAATCTTTTTGGGGAAAAGAATTTGTTTTGAAAAAAGATGAAGATTAAAATATGTTATTATTATAAATGACTAATAAAACTAAAAAATATAAAAAAGTAAATTGTGCTCCTTTAAGTAAAAATAACACAGTTAAAAATTCTTGTTATAATAAGAAGACTTTAGATTTGATAAAAAAAGAGTATAATAAAAATCATCCGAATGACCCTATTGTTAGTAAAAGTCCTACAAAAATTATAGAAGAATTGAAAAATAAAATGAAATCTTGCAATAAAGAAGATTGCTGGCTTCAAGAAATAAAAGATAAAAAATTAAAATCTTTTATTAATGAAACTCTTTTTGCACCCAAAAAACCTTCTGAATGGAAAAGCAACCCTCATACTTGGCTTAGTAATTATGACATTTTAGATGTTCTTACTCAGTATGAACAAGCCTATCCTAATTTTGACTTTATTGGTCCTACTCCTATTGATTTTGATTCTAAACCATATATGTTAAATGATTCTTGTGTATGGCAAGAACTCTGTGACTTTAATTTAAAAAGATTTATTGATAAAAAAATAGATAAAATCGGAATTATTTTTAATTTAGATAAACATAATGAGCCTGGTTCTCATTGGGTTTCTATGTTTATTGATTTGTCTGATAAATTTATATTTTATATGGATAGTGCATTAAATCCTATTCCTGAAGAGATTATTTCTCTTAAAAATAAAGTATTAAAACAAGCAGAACAATTAAATATTCATTTAGAATTTGATAATAATTATCCCATTATGCATCAAAGAGGTAATAATGAATGTGGTATGTATTCTTTGTTTTTTATTATTACGATGCTTACTGGAAAAGTTAAAAATAAAACATTTAAATCTAAAAAACAAAAAATAAAATATTTTAAGAAAAGAATCCCAGACAGTTATGTCTTCCAATATAGAGATGTTTATTTTAATAATTAATTTCTCATTATAAATAAAGAATGGAATTTGTTATTGGTAATATTGATAATATATTAACAGACCAAAAAACTAAACTAAATGATGAAGTAAAAATTACTTTTGGAAATATAAATAGTAAAAGTGAATTAAGACGTAATATGGCTCAAATGGCTTATTTTATTATGAACGATAAAGAAATTGAACCACAAACCAAAATCCAGTTAATTACAGAATTACAAGGAACTTATAATAAAGCGAAAGAAGAATTAATTAAAAAAAAATTGGTTGTAGAAGATGAAGATGAAAAGGTAAAAACACAACAGGTTGAGTTAAATAAAAGAATTGTTTTAGCTAAACATCCTAATAGAAATGGTAATTTACTTAAAAGTATAAATATCAATGTAAATGCGTCAAAATATCCTATAAGTGCTAGAGACCAAGTTGATTTTTTCTTATTAGATATTGCAGAAGAATTTGATATGTTAATGAACCCTGATAAAGCTGATGAAAAGTTACAAGATAAATTAAGTCGTGTTATTGAAACTACTGATAAATTTATACCAAACGATTTTAGTAAGGGTAAAAATACTGACACTACAGATGATGACAAAAATAAAGCTGCACCAAAAGCTTCAGATGTAAAAAGTTTGCAAGATGAAGTTAAAGAGATTGAAGAAGCAAAGAAATTACAAAAAAAAATGAAAAATGCTTATTCTAATAACCCTTTAACATCTACTTTTTCTATGTTTGGTTTTGATAACTTTCCTTATGATGATAATGAAGTAATAGAAGCTTATAAGCATTATGAAAATACCGTGGATAATAAGAAAAAAGCTGCTGGAGCTGCGGTTGAAGACGAAATTGTTTCAAATAATTCCTCAAAAAATTCAACAGTATCTCTAGGTGGTAAAAAGAGAAAAACAAGAAAAAATAGAAAAAATACCGGCGGTACTAAATTATCTCGTGAGGAACGAGACAAATTAAGAGATGCACTCAAAACTAGAAGAAACGAATCGATAAGAAAAGGAACACCATATCCTCGTCCGAGAACGACAGCAAAGACTTTGAATGAAATAGGACACAAATTTATGGATAACTTGTTCTTTCCTAGGGATAAGAGGGCATATCTCCAGCTTGAAAGAATGAAGAATATTCCAACCGAAGTCGAGGACCTAGAAAATAGAACTCAAACTAACGATTTTGTGCAGGAAGCCAAAGAAGACCCAGTTGCTCAGGGATATGCTTCACTTGCAAATAATGATGAAGACCAACTTGATAATTTAAGTCCTGATGAACAAGATCTTCTTATTGAAAGGACGAAAAGCATTGCTGAGAAAAACCCGTCTAATGAAAAAATAAAGAAAGATGCTGCCGCTAGAGAGAAAGCAGAAGAGTTCCAGAAGCTTCGCAAAAGAGAGAAAGCAGAAGAGTTCCAGAAGCTTCGCAAAAGATTTAGGAAGAATCCAACTCTTACAGCTATACAGGTTGCCAGAGATCCACAATATCGTGATAATAAAAGAACTTACAGACCAGAAGAACTACAATATAGAACTCAAACAATTAGCGAGCCATTGCAGAAAGAAATGGACGCGATACTTGAAAAAAGAAGGAATAAGGCTGTTGAACAATATGAAAGAAAAAAGGAAGAAGAACTATATAATAGTTTAGGTGGTAAAAAGAGAAAAACAAAAAAAAATAAAAAGAAGAATCAAAAGAGAAAAACTTCCAAAAGAAAACAAAAACAAAAATAATTATATAAATATATTTTTTACATATATTTATAATGAGCTTACTTATACATCGTGAAAACCAGGAATTATTATGGAATATTGTAAATAAGAATAAAGTAGTTCATAATTTCTTTCAAAGAATACCAGAACAGGATAAATATAATTGGTTTCAAAATATTATTTCAGAATTCTATAATAAATATAGAACGTATTCCATTTCATCTAATGATTTATCTAGTATTAACAAAGAAATACTAAGATTTATGATTAATAATGCAAACACAAATACCGATAACATGAATCAAAGACAATTTAATAACGAGAACATAGGAGAACCTTATCAAAAAGAAAGCAAAAAGAATGAATATATATCTGAATTTGAACAAAGACAACAAAGTTACGAGAACATGATTAAAAAAGAGCAGCCAAAAGACATAGATTTTTCTATAAATTTGGATGAAAATCAAGGAAATATGGAAGAATTGATAAAAAAACAACAAGAACAACGAAATTTGGATCTAGAAGCTTTTGGTTCTCAAAATAATAAAAACATAAATATAGAAACTATATCTGAAAATAAAACTAACAGTTTTACAAATATAGACACATACATTGAGAAACAAAATAGGGGCATTGAGAACATTGAATCACTTTTTATGCAACAAGAAGAATTATTAAGCTATAAAAACCAAATTTCTATTCTTTTTAAAGAAGTAGAAGAAATAAAAAAATTACTTAAAAATAAATCAGAGTAAAAGTAATGGAATTATTAAAAAATACATTGTTTATTAATTTGGAATCAAGAAAAGATAGATTAGAACATGCCGAAGCAGAATTTAAAAAATTAGGCATAGAGGCAGAACGAGTGAATGCAAAAAAAATGCCTAATGGTGCGGTAGGTTGCACCTTAAGTCATATAAATTGTTTACAAATAGCAAAAGAAAGAAATTATGAATATGTGTTTATTTGTGAAGATGATATTACCTTTTTAAATCCAGAATTATTAAAAACAAATCTAGAAAAATTTCATAAAAATTGTGATTTTATTTGGAATATGATTGTAATTGGTGGAAATAATGTGCCTCCTTATCAAAAATTATCTGATTATTACATTCGTATTTTTCAATGTCAAACAACGACAGGATATATTGTTCATAAAAATTATTATGATACATTAATAACCAATTTCAAAGAAAGTGCATCAAATCTAATGAAAACAAACAATAAAAAACAGTTTGCATTAGATATTTATTGGAAAAGATTACAACCGCAAGATTATTGGTATATGATTATTCCAGCAACAGTAACTCAATATGAGAGTTATAGTGATATTGAAGAACAAGTTGTAAATTATGATGGACTTATGCTGGATTTAGATAAAAAATGGTTAATGGAAAGAATGCGGCTTCAAAAAATGCAAATGAATTAATTTGTTATTTTTAAGAATTGTGATAATATTTTTTTATTTTTCTCTTGATATTGATTGGTTTGTAAATTAGAAGTATGTTGTTTTTCTAAAATATGATTTCTATATAGTTGTTGATTTTCTCGCAACATTCTTTCCGCGTTTTCTTTTTGCATGGGCGTTAAACCTACTCCTCTTTCACGCTGTAAAGATTCTACGGAATTATGTATATTTTTTTTATTTATATCTGATTCCTTTACCGCAAAAATAGTTTCATCTTTATGAACTTTTCGTAAATCATCAAATTTTAATTTACTAAAAGGATCGCTACATGCATATTCATCATCATCGTCTTCATATAAGCTATTACCTCCGTTATGATTCATTTCTTGAACCCCTCTATATTTAACTAAATCTTGTTGTTTATTTTTAATATTTTCAAATACTTGTCCCATATTACCTTGATTTACACTTTCATCAACTTCTATATGAGATTCGTCTTTTGAAAACCACTCATATTTGGAATTATCTTTTTTTGTAAGCATATTTTCATCAAACAACTTATTAAACTTTATACGAAATTCTTCAGGTGACATTGAACCTATTTCTTTACGAACTTTTTTCTTATTTTCTTCACTTAAATAATTAGTAGGTTCATAATTTTTTTTATCATACCCAACTTCTTGTTTTTGTTTTGTAAGTTCTTTACAATGATGTAATATAGTATCAAATGCTTCTTTATAAAATCTAAAATATTCATTGGGTAATTTTGATTTATCAGGATGAATATGAACTAATTTCTTTTTAGCTCGTTTTAAGTCGTCTATTGTTATATTATAATCTAAATCAAATAAATCTAGTATTTCTTTAAAAGAATACATATTTATATCTAAATTATGTTTTTCCATTGCTATAATAAAATTCTATAAACTTTTTTGTATAATTAAATGCAAATCATTTAAATATAATAGTTATTAATTTTATATGTCTGGAACTATTACAGATATTGAGAGTCAAAAAGAGTTTATAGACTTAATCAATAATAATAAAGGTGTAATCGTTGTTAAACTTGGAGCAGAATGGTGTGGTCCATGTAAATTAATTGAAAATGAAGTCCATGATTTTTTTGATAAAGCACCACCAAATATGACGACTGTTAATCTAGATGTAGATGAAAGTTTTGACATTTACGCAAACTTAAAACGAAAAAAAATAGTTACTGCTATTCCAGCTTTATTATGTTATAAAAAGAATAATAGAGATATTATTCCAGATGATGTATTAATTGGTGCTGATAAGGAACAATTAAAACAATTTTTTGATAGATGTTTGGCTTCTATATAAAGAATTTATCATACAAAGAAGGCGGACCATTTACATGAGCATTATCAAAATCAGTTAAATCATATACATTTTTTGATATTTTTATATATTCTTCATCATACTCAATTGTTTGAATATAGGATTCTAATTTTTTAATATTTGCATAATGATTCATTAAGTTACTAAAGTGTTTTTTATTAAATATAAAATTATAAAGTTTATTATTATATCCAAACCATATATAATAGCTATTATCAAATTTAGTATTTCTTAATATTTTCAGAATCTCTGCATCAATTATTTTTTCACTTTCTTTCTCTAATAGATTTGGCTCATTCATAAATTTAATAAAATTACATATCATAAATGTTTTTTGATCTAAAAAGGAATATAAATCAATACAACTTTTTATAAATAAACCAAATAGATTAACATTTTGAGAATTAATATTATAATTTACCATAAAAATATTTGTTAATGAAGTTTCATTTTCCATTAGAATAGTTTTATTTAATTTAATACTTTTCTCACAAGTAAATGAATCTAGAATAATAACTATTTTCATTTTTTCAGTATGAGGATTTCTTAAACATTGAGGAATCATTTGATAACATGCATTAGATATTTTTTTTTCATTTCTTAAATGAATAACCGGTTCATTTAATTTACTTCCAATAGACATATAAAAGAAATCAATATCATCTTTATCAATACGAATTAACTTTAAAAGTAGTTCGTCTAAATTATTACAGTAGGTGATAGTCATTTATTATTATTTTATAATAAAATAATAAAATATAATCAATTTTTCAATTTATTTTAGGCTTTTTTTATACTCGTGTAATAACTTTCTCATTTCTTTAATATTTTTGTAATTACCTTCAAATGCAACATCTTTTTTATTCTTTTTGGATGAATTTATCTTTTTTTTATTTGCATCCTTCTTAGATTTGTTTTTCTTACTTTTTCCTCCCTTTTTAGTGCCGAAACCAAAACCATTAAATATACTTTTATTTTCTTGTTTTTTTGGTTCATTATCTTGTTCTTTTTGAAAAGGATTAGATAGAGATTGTATGGATTCATTTTGAGGTTGTACATTATTACTTTCTATAGGTTGTGCTTCAACAACAGGAGGAGGACCTTGTAACATATTGGGCATAACACCTTGTTGTTCTACTGGTGGTTGATTTTGTTCTTCAGTTTCTATATTTGTTTTTTCTTCAGATTCATCTTTCTTCGTTTCTTCTTCATTTGTATTTGATAATTCTTGATTATCTTCTTTTGAATCTTCTTGTTTACTTTCCGTTACAGTTCCTTGATTATCACCAACATCAGTATATGTAGCATAAGCTAAAGTTCCAGCAGTAACTGTAATAAAAAAATATGCTATAAATGGTATAGGGGCATCACTCATTTTACTTATAATATATAAATATTATTTATATATTAATAATTCTTAAAATTCAGGAAATTCCCAATCGTCTAGTAATCCACCTGCGGTTATATCAACTTCTTTTGTAGGACATAAATCATATTTATCTACTATATTTTTTTTATCAAATATTGAAATATTTGCTAATAACTGTTGTAATAAAAAATGTTTATAAAAAATGTCTTGAATTCTTTCCATTTCTAATAATTCTTCTGTTTTATTTTCTTTTTCTTTTAAATTCAAACCGGTGTTTAAAGTTCCACTTAAATAATCGTTTTCACTCAGTTGTTTATCTAAACTATTAGATACATTATATTCAATACTATCTGAAGTAAAAAAATAGTTTATTTTTGTATCTATTTTTTTAGTAAATTTTGATAGAAATAATAAAAGGAAAAGTTTCATGTTAATATAAATATATGTATTTCTTTATTTACTTATTAATAATCTTTAGTGCTGCGTTCTTCTTCTCTAGCCATCTTTGTTTGTGTTCGGTATCAATAGTGTGTCCAAAATATCTTTCATAATCATCAGGACTAGAGAAGAATAGAATTTGTCCTTTACCGTGGTTACCACAATAAGCTACCTTAAAATAAAGCTCCTCAAAAATGGTTCCACAACCAACTTCATCACGAATACCAGTAATAGCATCTCTAATTCTAGCACCTGGGTGACAAGCAGTCTCGTAAAATTCAAATACCTTTTCACCAGTTTTATCTAATACTGCGTTATAACCAGGGTCCATCTTCTTGACCTCTTCAATGGCTCTTCTAACTCTTTTTTTTCTGGAATTAATAGAAACATTGTCATCATTTCTAGATATAGTATCTTCTACCATATCACCAACAGTTATCCAACCTTCTCCATCATATTCACTAGCATATAGCTCTGGATTAACATACTCATCTTCCAGATGAAACACTTGATCATTCATAATTACTGCAGCCATCTTGATTAATTACTATATACATAATAATTATTTTAAATCAATTTTTTATAAGATAAATATATTGAAAACATTTTATGTAGTATGTATATATGTCTCTTCAAAATATACCATTAAGAAATTTTTTAATTGAAAATTTTATGAATAAAGTTCCCAAGATTCATCATCAAGAAGTAATTGATACAACTAGTATAGAAGTTGATGATTTTAAATATCAAGAGCAGACAGAAGAAGTAGATAATGATGAGAACCAATATAAATATTTAGATGATGATATATTGAATCAAGTATTTATGTATAATAATGAAGTTAATTATAACTTACATCTTAGTTTATATCAATTTATAGATGATACAACACAACCATTTATACAATATTATTTTATAAAAAATAATGAACTTGAATTTCCTAAGGCTATTCTAGATAAATCAAAATTTGAAAATGATAATGAGGGAGAAAAAAAAGAAATTAAAGTAAAATCTGAAAAAGAACCCTTTTCTTTTATGAACTTTTTATCTTTTTCAAAGGATAAACAACAAGGCGGTGATGATAAAACCGATGATAAAGAGAAAGAAGAGGAGGAAAAAGACGAGGAAGAAGAAAAACCAGAACCAAACGACGATGAATCAAATATTCATTCTGTATTTAAAGAACAAATATTTGATTTTTTCAAAAATGTTACAAAATATAAAGGAGAAGATTCCTCTAAGATGTATAGAGGATTTTTACAAGAGAACGAGGATTTATTTATATTCTTTGATTGCACAAATATTGATTTACCTGAAACATACGATTTAGATTTAAAAGATAAAAAGGGGTTTGAAAGACTATTGATTAGTGATATAATAGAAAATAAGCATCACCATCCAATAAACAGTAATATAACTAATTTATTTTATCAAAATTCATTTCTTCAATATATTAAAGAATTAGATAACACTAATATACAAATTCCCATTAGAGCATATATATGTGAAGAAAAAGAAGAAAAATATAGAAATATGTATTATGAAGATAAAGTGGAAGAAATAACACTTGTAAATGAAAAAATACAGCACGAAGAATTTGATTATATTTATGTTTTTTCGCAAGACCCAATCAGTAAAGATAATATAGAAAATATTAAATCATATGCTTTATTTGTGAAAAAAGATATTCCTGTTATTACTGAGGCAAAAGAAGATTTAGACTTAGTTAAAGAAAATATAGATGAGTATAATGTTTTTTATTTTATGAAGGAAGGAAATAAATACTTTGGCGTGAGAAATCAAATATATTTTAAAGAATTATAAATTAATTTCATACTATAATATATATTATGAAAAATGAAATAGTTGGAGAAGGAACATATGGTTGTGTCATAAAACCAGCATTAAAATGTGATAAAGATACAAATATAACTAAAAAGGATTATGAAAATAGACTTTCAAAAGTAATGAGAAAAAAGGATGCTATTGAAGAATTAGAAGAAATGAAAAAAATACAAAAAATAGATGGTATTGAAAAATTCACTATTCGGGAACCTATTTATTGCAAACCAGAATTAAATGCTAGGTTTAATAAAATAGTAAAAGATTGTGAAACACAAAGAGTAAAAGACTATTATAAATATTTTAAAAATGATTTAAGCCAATTAGTAATTGATGATGGAGGTATTGATGTAAATAAATTTTATAAAATGGTTCTTCCTGGAATATCTAAAGAAGAAAAGAATATATTTTTCACATCTATATTACATTTATTTAAAGGATTAAAGTTTTTTTCAGACAATGATATTGTTCATCGCGATATAAAAACGTTAAATATTGTTTATAATATTAAAACCGCAAAAATACGCTATATAGATTTTGGTATGGTCATTTCTAAAAAAGAATTTATACGCCAATCAAAATTTAATAAAAATACACATGCTCAATCATGGTCATATTATCCCGCTGAATATAGTTGTGCCAATAACAAAACTTTTAAAAACCAAAAAAAATGTAGTGATTATAAAAGTGAATATGGAAATAATTATACAGCATTTATTAATGATATAGCAAATAGTTTTGATAGTTATTGTTTGTGTTTATCCTTAAAAAGTATGATAGGATGGATAAAACAGGATTGTTTAGATTATAAGGATTTTCTAAAAGAATTTGGTCAATTAATGCGTAACTATAGTGATAAAGATTTAATTATTAGAAGTAAAGATATAAATCAATTGATAAATAACTATAAAAATTTATTAAACAAATATAATATTTACTCTACAAAAGCTCCTACACCTAGTCAGAAAAGTATTGAAATAGTAAATAAATTATCATTGGAAATATTAGAAAAAAAGAAAGATCAAACAAAAGAAAAAAATCTTATTCGTTGTCCTCCCTCTATGCCTGAATTTAATCCATTTACGAGAAAATGTGTGAAAAAATGTA